CACAGCCCGACATACTAAAAAATAAGTCTGGTTCACCAGCATCCCCGTCAGAAATCACTAGAAATATTTTGACTAGTGCCACACAAAGAAAGGCTGTCGTGAAATCTAATCAGGATCTGCTATTATCTGTTGTCAAATCTGACGTAACTGCGAAAATAAACAATGCTGTTATAGGAAGCTTAAATTCAGGGAAAGATCCTAAAACACTTCAAACGCTAAATCAAACAAATATAACACTTAAATCAGTTTCAGATATCAAATCTAATTTTGAAAGTGTTGCCGTCATAAGTAAAAATAACCAAACAGCGACAGAGTTTCCGCCAGCAATGTCTGTTCAAAAGATGATTCAGTCGATGATAGTAAGTCAAGGTGTTGATCCATCAAATGCTGTTTCACTTAAGAATGAAAGAATTTCTGCGTTTGCAAATTCTAAAGGTTTGATAGTAAATCAACCGAACGTAATGCAATTCCCCAAAGAAAAAAGTAGTCTTGAATTTTCTAAAACAAGGCAAGCTTTTAGAGGAATTATTCTCAGTAATTCTGATTCACAAATTACAAAAATAGATGAGTTGAATGACAATGCTGTCGTCCACGTTTTAGAAACAAAAACGACAGATCAAGTAACCGTTCCGTGCAAGTTTATTCTCAAGAGTGAAGATATATTTTCAAATAATGAAGTAGTCGGGAATCTTTACGTAAAATTCGAATTATTAGGTGAAAATGGAATAGCCATCGATGTTGTCGAAAAAATAGTTGATTTACAAAAACATATCAAAATCTTTAATACACCGTTAAAACCACCTCTTATTAAATTTTCAAAATTTGAAACGCTTTCAAAAGCTTTGGTCGAAGTTTCTCAGGTCGATACCAAAGCAAATGCAGTAAATCTTTATTTAAAGGTGTTTTATCAATCTTCTCCAGATGTAGGAGAATATACGTTCATTGGAAAATTTCCTGTATCTAAACATAACGGTTATGTTCCTATTCTTCTTGATATGAACACAAGAGATACAGTAATCATCAGAGCTGTACCAGTAAGCAAAGAGGGTATTTCCGGGTTCGAGTTTTCAAATGTAATAATTCCAGGAAAATCGAAAATTATAAAACATGCCGTTGTATCGACATCAATTATACCAGCGGGTATTTCTATCTCTGTTTCTAAATTTCCGCCTAATGTCACAGCTTTCAAGGTGTTAAAAAGAGACTGCACCTTAAACGAACAAGATTACGTAGTAGTTAGTGATGATGTTATACAAATAAATCAATTAAGCGATGATGAAGTTTATTCAGTCGTCGATTTGTTTCCAAAGACGAGACACATATACGAATATATTGTGGAACTTATCTACAATGATGGCACGTTGTTACGTGCTGGTTCACAATTCATTGAATACATACCACAAGCAAATAACATTGCAGATGTAGATATTTCTGATCTGCTTGTAAACTATGATATTGATCGACCCGATGTTTCGTTCAAATTATCTACGAAAATAACCGATACTAATCTAGATCAAATAAAATCTCTATTAGAAAAACAGGGAATTCTTGATTATTTTAAAAATGACATTGGAAATGAAAGAGAAAGTTTTAAGAAACTGATCGCTTATAATGTATCTAGAACCAATTTGACGCTTGGTGTAAGAGAAAATTTCGGGACAGTTGTAGATGAATCTTTTTCAGATTCACAATTTAGAAAAATAAATTCTGTGTCTGCACTCGATTCAAAATATCAATACAAATATGAAGTTAGCGTTCTTTTGAGAGCACCAGAAACGATGTTGAAAGAATTTGTTAAAACTTCAAAAGACAAAGCAAGCGGAAAAGAATATAGTTTTAAACCTAGTAAATATTTACACCCTGCCGCCCTTCTTGAAGGAACAATTGGCGAAGCAGCGATTCATTCGGCAAGAAATGGCAAAGATGATTTTTCGTTTGGCGAAATCGGCAGCTTTACGTCTGTTATAGTCAATTTTGAAAAGCAAAAACATTATGTAACAGATGTTGCAGCAAACAGATTCAACAGGCATGTTAATATTGTTACATGGACATTTAGTGGTGCAAATAATTTAATTGATCACTTTTTGGTAAATTTAGTCGAAAATAATGTTAAAACGCCTGTAGGTAAATGCAATGCAAATGAATTTGGCAAAACATACCAATTTATTCATGAAATATCTGATGCAGATCAAGGAGACTATGTATATAGTATAACTCCGGTTTTTTCTGATTATTCAGTTGGTGACCAGTCATCTTCAAATAGGGTCATTGTCTAATGAGCTTTATATTCAAACAACAGACTGCAAAAATGGGGAATATTTCCTCTCAGCCAGTAACTAAAGAAATAAAAGCAACGATTTTTACAACACCAGAATTGCAAAAGACTCAGGCTGTAGAAAATAAAGCTGTAGTTGGCGATAAGTCAAGTACGTCAACAACATCGGCTATTTTTAATACGACAAAAGATCTTGGTGCAGTTGTACAATCAACGAATAAATCTACTAGTTTTCTTGCGCCGAAAGTAGCAGAAATAAACAGAAGTGTTCTCCCTCAGACAACAACGCAAAAAGCGACTGTTGCTAAAATGAACGACTTTGCTGTATCGTTGCTTTCTCCGGCTGTTGGTGGGTTTTTGTTTCCTCCCACGGCTCCAATCGTTCCAGTACATTCTTCTAAAGCTAGTTCGAATGACGACCAATTTAACGAAAAATTTAAGCAAAATGCAACCGCATTTAAACCATATCAGAATTTATCTGGAATCTCTTCTGTTCGTCCAGAAATATTGATGGTAACAGATTTCAAGCCTATTTTCGATGATAAATTTAATGCCAAAACGAAACCGTTGAATTCAAACGTCGATTTGATCGAGGGACTAAATAATGTCGGGAAATATATGGATTTACAAATCCAGGCCGGCAACCTTCATTACTATAATGTTTATAGACTTATAAAGAAATTTAAAGCACTTGCTCCAGAAAATGAAGATTTAATAAACAGCAATCAAGATAGATTTACGAATCAAATAACTAAATTAACTTCAGACATAGAATATCTTTATAAGTTTTCAAGAACATTAGAACAGCTTAGAGATGCTTTTGATTTAAGATCTTCAGATTTTACAATTCCTTGGCAAGAAATTGTTCAAACATATCATAGAATTCGGTTTACAACAATCGTTAGTAATTCGACTATTACATTTAAAACAGATATTACTCCAACAAAATTTTTACAGAATTTTGGATTTTCAGAAAATAATACTAAGCTGTATTCTAGTACGAAAATATACTTGCAACTTATTAATGAAATAAATGAAGTCTACAAGAATTATTCAAGAACATTGCTCGGTAAACAATCAACAATCCAAGCCAACGATTTAAATGTAGCAAATATCGTAAAATCTGAGCAGACCAATTTAAACAGGTTATTAGGTCAAATACCAACACCTGTTCTAGAAGAGATTTCTAAACTTACAGAAAAAACTGTAGCTTTTGCTGCGCCGACTATTACAAACTTTTTCAAGAAACTTGAGAATGTTTTTGCGTTTCCAACCGCTGAAGATAAAATAGCTTTACTTTCATTTATTGTTTCGAAAGAATTTAGATATTCTTCTGCTTTAGCTGATAAAAATGTAAGAGATCTTCTTCTTAACAATTATGGATATGCTGTTAGTGATACATCTGATAACATAGATTTGTTTGATTTTATTACTGGAAGGGTCGGGACTAAAATAACTGACGTATATCAATCTGTGCCCGGCGCAACTCTTGTAGCCGCCGCGCAAATAGCAAATAGTGGTTTTGCTGTTTTGCCATTTGAAAAAAAATATATTGAAAACGAAAATAATACATTCACACCAGGGCCAAGTTATTTAATAGACCCAATGATAACTGATTCGCAACAAGGGTTTGATTCAAGCAATCTTGATGCTTATATTTCGAATATCGTAAAAACTATCAATTCATTTACTGATACAATTGACGGTCTTAAATTCTTTAACATGGCGCCGTCTTCTAATAAGACGAACAACGGATTTCCAGAGCTTGACAGTCCCGAGGTTATGGTCAACAAAATTTACAATGATCTTATGGAGTCTGGTAATCCAAGAGCCGATCTTCTAAATGATCCAATGGCTGCTGTATTTTCACTTGCCAAAACTGACAATTCATTAAAATCGTTATTTTTTCTTTATATGATGATCGCTGTTTTCGGTGATTCGTCTACAAATAATGCTGTTTTTGAAAAACTAAATTCGGAAATTCTTCTTAAATTAAGCGAAATTGTAACAGAGAGGCCAACGAACAGCACAGGTCAAGCTTCGCTTGGCGGGTTTTTTCAACCCCCGTTACCTGGAAATAAATTAATAAATAGTTTTCGTAAACTTGTTGACGTGTCTGAAGAAGACATCGCAAGGAGTATTAGAAACGGATCTCCTGTTTTTAATTATGTCTATACGCATCTAACTTATTTCATATCTGAATTTAGAAATAAGGGCGGTCTTAACGGTCAAAGAACAAGATATTCTGATTTTGATTTGACAATGATCGGCGCACTTATTTTTGAAATGGTGCTAACCGTAATGGATAGCGTTTTGAATAAAAAAATGTTCGGTCAATTTACGACCAAGTCAACATCAACTACAGGAAAAAGATTTTATTCATATGTTACTAGTAATCCATCAAATGGATTTTCACTTCCTATTACGACACAGAAAATAAGAGCTGAAGTAGATTTGAATATACAAAGCGGTATTGCTTTGACTGCAGTACTTAAACGAATAGTTGATTCATCGACATCGGCACTAAACGATATTAAATCTGATACTAGCATTGAAACAGCAAATGAGATTATATCTGTTTTGGGATCAAGAACGCTATTTAATCAATTACTTTCTGAGCAACAGATAGTTTTGCTCAAATCTATATCTGACGATATAAACGAAAAAATAAACGTGACGCGGCAAAAATCAGAATTGGGTATCAATTCATATGAAGAATTTCAATCGAATGATGATATCGCGATTCTTGACGAATCAGTACTTAGTGAAAATATGAGAAATATTCTATTTTCATTTTTCTCGAATGAGAAATACCTTTCTCTAAAAGGATTCAACGGTAAAATTGTAAGCGTTGGAATACCATCAGGATTTATAGAGCATCTTCACGAAAAGATAAAACTTACATCTCTAAACATCAATAATTTACAGAAAAAGCAACTTGATGTTGTAAATCTGTCTGTTTATAAAATTGATGTCGAATTTGACGATATAGTTTTCAAACCAATAAAGCACGCTTTTGAATTATCAAGATTTGTTCTAAGAAATGATCGTGGATATTCTGCTGTAAAGCTTGACGCCACTATAGATGATATCATTTCAGCCATATCAACACGCGATTATTCTCCAAGCGTATCACAAATAAATCATACCGCAAATAATAATCAAAAGTTTTTTGAAGCCGAAAAAAGCTCACTTTTTACAAGCGATCAATATAATTTCTTGTCAGACCAAGATAAAAAGAACATCTTGATAAATCATGTTTCAAGTTATTTACTTGAAACATACATCAAATTAATGACTGGCATTACGTTAGCTGAATATAATTTTGCGCTTGACAACACTGAGCAGTTTAGTACAAACACTGATTTAATTCAACAAATAACTCAAACAATTGTTGATAGCAAACTTAAAAGATCTGTTCCACTTTTTGAAGCAGCAAAAGATCCAGTTTTGACGAAAGTTGAAAACTTACAAATAAGAAATGATATTAGAACAGTAGATACTCTTACTAAAATGAGATCAGTGCTTTCTGAGCCTGGTTTGGAGAGTAAAAGACTTCTAACGCCTAAAATGTTTGATCGTATTTTAAATGTTTTTTGTGATCCTGACGATTTTGAGATCGATATCGAAGAAACTCTTAAATCTGAACAAGGCAAAGAATCGTTCAATAAATTGTTCCAACAAGGTATAATATACGAAGTTAAAAATCAGCAATCTGGAAATGATATATCAAACTCAATAAAAAAATACAAAATGATTCAACGTACAAGTAAAGAAAATCATGTAGTATTTGAGAAATATTTTGCTACAATAGAAACTATTGAGCCCGATATCGCTGATAATAGTTCAGAAAAAACTCTAACACGTTCACGAGTGTTATCATGAGTGTGTCTTTACCATCCAAAGAAGTTGTCATCGTTGACGTTCCTGAAGTAAAGCAATTTTCAGCAGACTTCAAATACAACTATTTCGTTGCAGATGAAATGGTTTCAGATAAATCTATAAACATCCCGTCTAGTATTTTAAAAAGACCTTCAGAAAATTTTGATATTGCATATATCGACCAAATTAAGACACGTGTTCCTAGATTTATTACATTTTCTTTTGGTCCAGTATTCGTGCAAGACCCAACGCAAACAGCAACAGATGGTAATCAAAGGGAGTTTTCTGCGAATAAACAGATAGGTAATTCTGGTCTTCTTAAAAAGAATTACGAAAAAATTATAGGAGAAGATGAATTTTCTTCACAAAATTTCTTTGCTGTTTCATTTTCAGATCAAGCAATAGACGTTAAATTATTTGATTTTGTGTCAGGTTCATTGTCTACTATTTTGTCGGAGATAACAGCTGATGAAGCAAAGGCAATATTGCCAACTCCTCCTGAAAGACCTACTACGCTGATTGAAAAGATAGCAGCTGGTCCTAAAAATACAGCAGCAATTAAGATGACTGCCAATACGCAAGTATCTACAGTTTCGAAATTATTACCGAAGAAAGCAGCTATTAGAACAAGCTTTTTACACGAATCATACATTCAACCAAACCAAAATGGTGCTTTTTTCTATGAAGGAAAAGACAACGAACAACTTAAGAAAAGTTATAACTTAGAAAGTCTTAAAAAAGTATCTATACACACACAAATAAATTCAAAATTTTCGTCCCATATAGTACGGAAAGCACTTTTAAATCCAACTTCATTTCATGGTGCAGATTTATTACAGCTTGATAGTATTGCAAGAGACGTACAAAAGAATGCGCTTGCACGGTCGGCAGCGGATATATCTAAAGATGAATATAAAACGCGTATACAACCAGTAGAAATAAATGGTGTAATTACATCAACATCAACAGTTCGCTCATCTAAAAAAATAATAGGGTATGTAATCGATAAGTGGGAGATGTTACCAGATGGCAATTTGGCTTCTCGAGCTCCAATTATCTTAGAAAACCCGTTTATTTCATCTGCTATTGATATGAATGTTAGATATGGTGCGAAGTATGTCTATCAAATGAGGTCTATCGTAGAATTTGATGTGCCTGCGGTTCTAGAAGACACTAATGAACTAGCTCTTGTGAAACTTTTAGTAAGTTCTCGTCCAACTCCGCGTGTTGTCGTTGATTGTGTAGAAGTTGTTCCTCCACCGAGTCCAAGTGACATTCGGTTTAGATGGGATTATGAAAGCACGAATTTAAACATAACGTGGACTTTTCCTCCAAATTCTCAGAGAGATATCAAAAGATTTCAGATATTTAGACGGTCATCAGTAGATGAGGCGTTTCAATTACAGCGTGTTCTTGATTTTGACGATTCCGTTATACACGGACCCGATAGAGAAGATATACCAGAGTATCTTATTTCTAGATATACGCAGCCAACAATGCTGTATATAGACCCAGACTTTACTAAAGATTCTAAATTCATATATTCGATTTGTTCGATCGATGCGCATGGATATACAAGCAACTATTCAGAACAGTTTATCGTTTCATTCGACAGATATTCTAATAAACTGAAGATTGACTTTATTAGTCGATCTGGTGCTCCAAAACAATATCCAAATATGAATTTATCAGAAGACACATTCGTTGATATGATGATGGATTCTGGACATTCAAAGATGAAAATTTATTTTTCTCCAGAATATTTGGAACTCGTAAATAACGAAGGTAAAAATATTCCTGTTCTTGCCACGAACCAAAATGGTTCAGAATATAGGATAAACGTAATAAATTTCGATTTGCTTCAACAGCAGTTCGTTGACATACAAGTCGAAGATAAAAGATCTAAGGAAGTAGACAATGTTTCGCAAATCGGCGGTTTATTAACAGTCTCTCCAAATCGATTCACTAGTGAATGATAGTGTATAATTAAAGACGTTAGGATATACAAAATGGGCTTTCTAAATAACTCTACAAACAACATCATTCTAGATGCAGTTCTTACTGATACGGGACGGTCGCTTCTTGCAAGAAATGATGGTTCATTTTCTATTACAAAATTCGCATTGTCAGACGATGAAGTGAATTATGGTGTAATACAGAAATACGGACGTACTGTCGGCAAAGAAAAAATTGAAAAGAACACTCCTGTTCTAGAGGCCCTAACAAATCAAGCATATGCGCAGAAATTTAGAACTGTGTCTATCAGCAATCCAAATTTAATTCGGCTACCAGATCTTTCATTGTCTGGAGATGCCAATGTTAGCAGCACAGATTCTACTGTGACTCTTGGTAGAAATTTGCAAAAGACGGCTACAATAAACATCGAACAAACTATTACGAACGAAACGTCGATTGACGTTGAACTACGTGATCAAACATTCATAGTAGAAGTTAACAATTTATTTGTTCAGATTCTTAGATCTGCTCCTGATAATATTGACGGCCAACAACGTGCAACGTATATTCTTACGAGAAGTCCCAATGAAAACAGCTATCATGGTTCTACTCTCCAATTTACGCTATCTGTCAAAAGTCTTACTGACGCTCTTTTTTCAGTCTACGGTGCAACGTCGAATAAAAACATAATTACAACGTATGTCAAGGTTTCTGGACTACAGTCTGGAGCTGTAAAAGAATTTAAGGTAAACATTAACAAGACGCTTTGATAAATGTGTATTGCGTGTTTAGTCAATCCGTTCGACGAGATTAATAAAATTTCAAGAATCAAAAAAGAAAAACTTGATTCTATTAAAGCAGAAGCAAAACTTATTAAGGATACACTGAATCAATTAGAAAATTCTGATCATAAATGTCCGGTGGGTGAAGAAATACTTGATGATTTACGTCAGAGACAATATGAACTTTCGAGGTTAATGTGACAAATTTGCTCTTTAGTTCGTATGAAAATTTTGAATTTGTATATAATTTTCGATTAATTAGTCGGGTGAATATTTAACACAAGAATACAGGGTAAGTGAATGGCCGTTTTTAAAACTTTAGATCCGAGCGCAATTAAGACATCTAAATCGTTCTTAAACCAACTTGTAGATATTCTACAAATGAACATTTCGGGTTCTTCGACACGTCAGCGTCTTCTTACGTTCGTTACTGGAGGCGTTGGTCCTGGCGTTACATCTTCGTTATTTCAAACAGTTTATGATCAAGATTTTACGTTACAAACGGCAAATCCTGTTTTTGATGCGACGATCGGATTATATCAATCTAGTTCTGTAGTAACGAGTTCTTTACTTGGAACCGATGCAGCTGGTAAGCAATTATTTCCATCGACTTCATTGATGATGAGAGAGAAAGTTGATTCATATAAACAATTTGCGCAAGCTTTATTAGGTGATGCTAATTCGCAATTTTTAGCACCGTTTGATTCGACAACGTCTTCAGATAGAATAGATTCAGCTTTCTTTATAGCCTTCAAACGTTTGTTCCACCGTGACCAAATCAAACGTGAGACATTTGCAATGCGTTGGTACCAGACCGGTTCAACAACAGGTACGAATGCTCTAAAGGCCCCTACAGAGCTCGGAACGGTTGTTTATACAGATATTGGAGCTTCGTCTAATAAGACTGTCACATATGGCGGCAACGTAGGTAATATAGTTGATTCTGCAAATACAAATAGAACCGTAGGGCTTTTATTCTATGATCGTGGGATAGTTGTTCTTGACTTGGCTAAAGTCCTTAGTGGAAGCCAAAAGTGCAGCGGAATTATCAGCGCAATGAATGCCAACGGCGGGACAATTGGCGGTGTTACATACAACGCCGGACAAACTACGATGGGTTTGTCCAATAGCGAAAATACCGGAGCGAAATATATTCCAGATTTTGTTGTGTCTGCGTCGATGGACGATATCATAGATCACCTTTGCGCAGTAAGATTTTCGTCGGGTTCATTGACCGCTCTTACTATGCAAAATGTGACAAATATAAATTCGACACTTGTATTCTGTCAAGCTGATGCCGATGAATTCAACTATAGTTCAAATCCGACATTTACAGATTCTGACAATAGAATAGTCGTTATAGACGCGGGATCAGAAGACACTCAACAAACATTTACAATGGTTACTGGTATCGGTCTTTATGATTCACGCGACAATTTACTCGCTATGGCAAAATTGTCTAGACCCGTAGAGAAGAATCCAGAACGACAATTGACGTTTAGAGTTAGACTAGACTATTGATATTCTGCTAATGAAGCGCATAGATGTCGATCCAACAAATTTCACCTGATCAGTTAGAATTATTCACGATTAAAACAAACCCTAGTCGTGGATTCTCTTCTGGTTCAAATGGTGTTACCGGGTCTGTTTATGTTTTCGCAAGGCGCAGTTCATTTGAAAAGGAACCTTCACCATTAGCAGCATTTGCAGAATCAAAGTATAACGATAGTGATCTTGAGTCCGTACGAAAAAACATTGTAGCAGATTCAAGAAATACAACGAATATTAGTTCTAAAATTTCTTCATATTTGACTTCTGTCAATACGCAGGCAGCTTCAGCAAGAAAATTTGCAACATTAGATATTCAAAGAATAATTCCGCCGACAGATTTTGGTCAAGATAGCCTTAAAAAACTTTTTATAAAAGATACACTAAATTCCTATTATCGCACTGTAAGCCCATCTTCTCATTGGGCTACAACAAATTATTGGAGCTTAAATTTCTTTACAGCCTCAAGTATTACACAGCAACCTGTACTGATTTATCCAGATAATCAAAATGCAGTGAATTCAGGTTATATAGCTGGGAATTATCCAATTCCTGGTGAATTTACGTTTGATTTTTATATCAAGCCACGATATACAATCGGCGCTCCAGGACTAGAATTTAAAGCTGGAACGATCTGTCATCTTTCTTCGTGTTACGCTGTTTCATTGGTGACAGGCTCTAGTAAAGATCCACTTGGTTATTCTAATGGATTTAGAATACTGTTACAACTTAGCCAATCTGCGAATATTAGCCCAAGTCTTGCTTCGCCTGGAAATAGCCCAAATAATCTTATATTCTTAAGCGATGATAATTCATTGAAGAAAGATTCATGGCATCATGTTATTGTAAGGTGGGGAACAAGTGCTCTAAATAATGGTACAGGTTCATTTGTTATCGATGGACAAACAAGAGGGACTTTTGTTATTCCTTCTAGTAGCGTATGTTTATCAATATCGTCTAGTCTCGCAAATCCATCAGCTCTATTTGTTGGCAACTTTTATGAAGGCAATAATCAGGGTACAAATGCAATAGCTAGATTTTTTGCTTTAGACGTTGCCACACGTGATGGTGTAACGATGTTGGACCCAACTCCGAGTGTAGATGCTCCAGCGAATTATAAATTTCAACACCCTTTAAATGCTGAACTTCATGACTTATCTATCAAACGATATTACATGGTAGATTCAGATATAGATTTTTCTTCTAGCAAAGGTCCTGTTGATTTAAGTTTTTATAAAGTTGCGTTTTATCTTCCACCTTTGTTCACAAACGTTGCTCCAGTAAGAAAGTTTGTCGGAACGTATGGTGGGGTTCCACAGACTCCATTTTTCTCTGCTGACGGTACGACAGAACATCCGTTTAATGTTGCAATGTCATTCGGTGTCGGCGGGCACTATATGAACATTGAAAATTTCGTTTGTGATTTAGCAAATAGAAATTGGCCAAGACTTCTAAATTTGACGGCTTCTGAAATATTGACTAATGCGCTTACTCCAGAATCTGCTGACGTTATAAACTATAAATCTGCAGGTACGACAGCAAGAAATCTTCTTGTCCTACCGTGTGACGATGGAAATTTTTACCCAAATTACAACGTTCTTGCGTGGCAGGGTAAAACAAGCGTGTATGGAGATGACATTGTTGTCGGTGATTACTCTTTAATAAACTTAAATAATATGGTTTCGTCTAGCACATCGCATAACGGAATCATATCTTCTACTGGAAGTCTTTTTAATACATTTGCGGGCTCATCTCCAGAATCTTCAAGCCTTGATCCTGGCGCAACATTTGCAATTTACCAAAGAACAAGAGACGCTAGCTCAAATGAAGTTGTAATATTTGATATAAGCAATCTATATTACGGCAATAGAATAAATCCCGGAAGTGTTGTATTGACAGATGCCGCTATTTCATCTTCTGCTGGTCGCGTTTCTATTACTTTGAAAGATGATGGTCTAGGTAACCTTTATAGATGTGATACAAATACAAGCGCAAGTACATGGAATAGTGTAGGAAACGTTTATTATAATGAAGGGCTTATTTTAGTCAAGAATCCTTCTCTATTTTTCTTTGGAAAAGACCAATTTAGCTTGACGTTTGATGGCGAACAAAATATTCATGTAATGAAGATAAACGCCTTTATTAGGGCAGACCAATTAAATTCATCATCAAATCCGAGCTATCTTCCAGTGAGCGCTAGTGGATATCCAAATGATCCAAATCAAAAATTTGTCTATATCACGAATGTAAATTTCCATGATGAAAATATGAACGTTGTAGCAAAATCACAGCTCGCACAACCACTTATTAAACGCGATGGCGACAAATATTTGATAAAGTTTAAGTTAGATTTCTGATGAAATTCGTTTATTTTTTAATTTTCGTAATACTTTTTGGATGTAGTGCATCTTCGTCTGAAGATGTTTTTGATAAAGAAGAAGCTGTCTTTGATTTTACTGTTGTCGTAGATTCAAGAATAAGAGACTGTTTTGGTAAAAACTTCGTTGAAAATGCTATTGATGAGTGGTTAATACGGACGAATTCAAAATCTGTTTATTACGTTGTCTATAAAAATCAAGAGCTGATCGAAGACGCAGATCTTCCAAAACCTGGAGTCATAACAATAAAATTGGTTGATTTTGGGAAAAATAGTCGAGCAATGGGCTTGACGTTAGCTGCTTCAAAAACGCAAGCTAACATAATGATTCAAGATTTTAGAGGATTAGATGAAGGTTTTTTAACACGACATATATTACTTCATGAATTAGGTCACGCTTTTGGTCTTAAACATTATGTTGGTACGGAAAGATCTATAATGAATAAAAATTCAGATATTACGATTCAAAAAATTCAATGTGTTGACATCGTAAACTTTTGTTCAATATGGAATTGTAACCCATCGAAATGCGTAGAAAATTAAAAAGAACTCGTCGTCGACGACCCCGACGTAATATAGGAAAATATACGTCAAATAAAATGGGCATGACATTCACTCACAGAAGTGGTTGGGAGCTCTCATACTTCAAGTACCTTGAAGACAATACTGACGTCGTGAAATACTATTCTGAGGTCATCCGCATCCCCTACGTGTCAAATCTGAAAACAGGTCGGCTAAGAACATATATTCCTGATTTACTTGTAGAATGGTCTGATGGTAGAAAAGAATTGATTGAGATTAAGCCACTTCGTCGTGTTACAAATCTAAAAAATATTAAGAAATTTGCAGCTGCTAGTGCGTGGTGTGCGGAAAATGGTGTAAAATTTGTGGTTATAACAGAAAAAGATCTTAAATCTTTGAAATTGATTTAACTATGATTGTTTTGGGCGCAGATATTTCTACAAGTTGTACTGGTATAACAGTATTAGATTCTTCATTTTCTCTTTTAGAAATGACTCACGTGGATTTCAAAGATTGTGATAATCTTTGGGAAAAAGTGGATAAACTTTCACAGCGAATGGTTGAAATAGGAAAGAAGCACGCTGTTACGCATTTTTATGTCGAAGAACCAGTTCTTGGATTTTCAATCGGGCAATCTTCTGCTGGAACAATAACGCTTCTAATGAAATTCAATTATATGGTAAGCTACCAAGTTAGAAAAGAGCTTGGTATAGATCCAGTTCATGTAATTGCGGATTCTGCGCGCCGCACATGCGGAATAAAACTTCAAAGACGAAAAACATGTGGAAAAAGTCACAAAGAACAGACGTTTGAGTTTATGACTTCGCAGCTAGGTCCGCTTGGAAATATGAAATTTCCTCTTACAAAAACGGGAAAATTTAAACCTTGGGTGTTTGACGAAGTAGATAGCTATACAATAGCTCGTGCTGGTGTTATTTTAGAAACTAAGCAAAATAGTATTTAAGATGATGCAGCTGTTGGAATTATTCGGAATTTGTGTTATCTACACTTGTTTCTCTATTTTGTTTATTAAAATTATCTCAAAATAGAGAATGTACGCAGAGTCGGATTTCATAAAGTTTATAGAATCAGTATTTGGCTCTGGCACGTTATCGTCTAGAGGAACGAATTTTGTAATTCGTTGTCCAAATTGCGACAGTTCGAACAAAGACAAGAAAAAATTGTCGATACGTTTGATTGATCACGTAAACCACTGCTGGGTTTGCGGGTGGGGAAGTCGCTCTCTTCTCCCACTTTTGATAAAACACGCTGATCAATCAAGTATTCATGAATATAAAACAAGGTTTGCAGAAGGCAAAACATTTAGCGATAAAGAGAAAACTGAAGAAGATGTATTTGTTCCGAAGTTGCCAAGAGATTTTATGTTGTTGGCCGCAAGTCTTGGAACAAAAGATTTAACTCTGAGACCGCTTATTAAGTACTGTTTGTCACGTGGGTTAACAGAACAAGATCTATGGAAATTTTGTTTAGGTGCTTCGAAGGATTATGAGTATCGCGGAAGAGTGATAATGCCGTCATTCGACGAAAACGGTGAAATAAACTTCATAACAGCCAGATCAATAAATTCAATTACTTCTTTGAAGTATCTAAATTCAAATATTCATAAAAACGAAATCATTTTCAATGAGATTAATTTAGATTTTTCAAAAAGAATAACATTAGTAGAAGGGCCTTTTGACTTGATCAAGTGCGTAGAAAATTCTACGTGTTTATTAGGTTCAGAAGTCTCAGAAAAATCTAAATTATTTGATAAGTTATTGCACAATGAAACTCCTGTAAATCTATGTTTAGATAGTGACATGAAGCAAAAAAGTCAAAATATAGCAAGAAAACTAATGTCCTATAAACTAGATGTGCGAATCGTCGATCTTGGTGATAAAAAGGACCCAGGAGAAATGTCTAAACGTGATCTCAAAAAGGCCGTCGACGCCGCAAAACCGTGGTCTTGGAAATCCATGCTTGAATCAAGAATCAATAGCTCTATATCGACATCAATGAAGTTCTGAACAAGGCATTCAAGACTTGTTAAAATATCATCAATGTGTAAAATTGCGCACATATCTGATATTCACATACGATCTCTTTCTAGACACAGCGAATATAAAAGAGTATTCACTGATCTTTTAGAAGAATTTAAATCACTTAGAGTTGATCACGTTTTTATTGGTGGTGATATTTTTCACACTAAACTATCTGGAATAAGCCCGGAATACATTGATCTAATGTATTGGTGGCTAACAGAGATGGCTAAACTAGTGAAAGTACATATGATACTCGGTAATCATGATGGTCTTCTTACTAATTTGTCGCGTCAAGATGCTGTCTCTCCAATAGTGAATGCGATTAACAACCCAAATATTTTCTTATATAAAACTAGTGGAGTATATGAATTTGCACCCGGATTTAATTGGTGTGTTTTTAGTATTTTTGATGTAGAAGGTTGGAAAAATGTATATCCTGAAAAGGATAAAGTCAACATTGCATGTTATCACGGTCCAGTCTGGGGAGCTGTTACAGAAGTTGGATGGGATATTGAAGGCGACATGCGGGTTGACGATTTTAAAGACTATGACTTTGCATTCCTTGGAGATATTCACCAGTTTCAATATCTCGATTATAAAGAAGTCGAGCTCGAGATTGATGAATGTGATTTAAAAAAATATCCCGATGCTGTAGTGGTAGAGGAATAATGAAAAAAATAAAGATCAAAACTAAAAAACCTTGGATAGCGTATCCAGGTCCGCCGATTCAGCAAGGATATGCAGAATCTCAAGAAAGAGGATATCTTCTTTGGGACATCAAGTCTGCAAAAAATTTTGATGTTGAGTTTAGAAATCTCCAAAATTACCAACCATTTATCACAATTGACTGGGAAGGCTCAGTAGAGAAATTTAGTAAAAAAATTCTAAAATTTCCAAAGGGTTCAAGAGTTCGTGTAAAGTCTAGTGTTGCTATCTCTCAAAGAGAGATGAATGAAATAAACGATTTTCTAAAGGCAATAGAACCTGTAGAGACGACATTTAAAATTGATGACCAAGTAAATAGAGATGTCGTAACAACAGGAGATTTGACAGTTCTTAAACAAGATCTAAGAAGTTTAGATACTCAAATGAAGCTTTTTAAATCTTTGTATAAGAACGAAAAATTTACTTCAGAGCAATGGTCACAAATTGAATCTCTTGTGAAGAAATATCTCGACCAAGCGTGTTCTTCTGACGAGAGACAGACAAATATTAAGTGGAGTTTAAAGCGGTTAGAATTTGACAATACCTTTACGTACGGTAAAGATAACGCGATAAACTTTGAAAATTTAAACGGAATAACGGGCGTATTTGGTCCAAACAGAATAGGCAAGTCGTCGATTGTAGGAACACTGTTGTATACTCTTTTTAATACAACAGATCGTGGAGTAGTCAAGAATATCCACGTAATAAATGCACGTAAAAACTATTGTAATAGTAGGGCAACTCTTACTGTCGACGGAACAGATTACTATCTTGAAAGACAGACAGTAAAGCATGAAAATAAGAAGTCTGAAATTCTTGCAACGACTTCTTTAAATCTTTTCAAAATTGGTCAGGATGGTGTACCAATCGACATGAATGGAGATCAAAGAAACGATACAGACAAGACTCTAAGGAAGCTAATCGGTGATTCTGAAGATTACACAATGTCTGGCCTATCAACGCAGGGTGATCTTTTAAAGTTTGTGAATGAAGGCTCTACTGCAAGAAAGTTGATCCTCTCAAGATTTTTAGATCTAAACATCTTTGAAAAAATGCATTCACTGGCAAATGATGATTTAATTGTTCTAAAAGCTGCAATAAAAAATACGAAGGATTTAAATTGGGACGATAAAATCAAGACACTTTCTGCTTCACATGATAAAAATAAGCATGAATTAGTGGTGTGTGAAGATGCGATTCATACCAAGCGTCTAGAATTAGATGAATTGAAGTCCGAGATCAACAATAAATCAGGCAAGCGTATTATTACTCAAGATGATCTTGATAAGCAAACTAGAGTCGTTAATAGTTTGTCTCAAAAAATCACATCATTACGTAAGTCTGTTGTTGATATGATCAATACAGTTTCTTCTCAAAAAGAAAAAATTTCTAAAATAGAAAATATTAAAAATTCTCTTAGTATTGAAGATCTTAGGAAGAAGCTGTCTTCACAGAATGATCTTGAAAAGAATTTACAGGTTGTAAAGCACGAATATGACGTAGAGATGGCAAAACTTACGCAGCAAGAAAAATCTTTAAATAAATTACAGCAAGTTCCGTGTGGTGACAATTTTCCATCGTGTATGTATATCAAGGACTCATATCAGGATAAGCTAAAAATAGCCGACCAAAAGATAAAAGTTTCAAGTATGTTAAAAGCATACGAGAAATTGATGCTTTCATTTGAAAATATAAAAGATAATGATCTTACAGCGAAAATCAAGCAATATGAACAAATGAACGATATGTACACAAAGCTTGCAATCGAAATGTCAAAAAATGAGTCAGAAATAAAGCAAGCTACATCAAATATCGATGATTTAGTTGAAAAATTTGCAAATGAAGAAAGTAAGTTGGCTCTATTGCAAAGCTCTTTTAATTCTGATGAGTCAGAAGTGTTTATTAACTTACGTAATTCAATCGAAAAACGGCAATCAGAAATTAGTAACCTTGAGATGCAAAAGGTAAAGATTGCATCTGAATTAGGTAAAATCGATAATCAGATTTCAAATTTAAAAGAAGAAAAACTTAAGTACGAAGATGTTCTAACAAAACACAAAGTTTTAAATGCTGTCACGACAGCTCTATCTAAAAGAGGAATTCCAAATCACATACTCTATTCGCAGTTACCGATAATCAATTCTGAGATATCAAAGATTTTGAGCGGAATCATAGATTTTAACATCGAGTTACAATCTGACGTCGATTCTAATTCTATGGATATCTACATAAATTATGGAGACAGCAAAAGAATTATAGAATTAGGATCTGGAATGGAAAAAACGATTGCTTCAATTGCAATTAGAGCCGCCCTCATTCAAATTACGTCATTACCAAAGACTGATCTATTCGTAATAGATGAAGGGTTTGGTACCCTCGATGCAGCACAGATAGAAGTCTGCAATAGATTTTTGATTTCATTAAAGAAAATGTTTAAGAATATTATGATTATAAGTCACGTTGAAGCTATGAAAGATATTGTTGATAACGTAATAGAAATCAACAGATTTGAAAAAGATTCGAAAGTTATGGTAAATTAATGGATTGGTCAAAATATGGGCAAGACAAACTAATAATGTCTGTTGGTTGTATTAACATAATAAAGCCGAATGATTACTCTACTTCAGATCCAATATTTTGTCCAAATTGCAAATATGCAATGAGGTTGGCAGAAGACTCACAATCTTTCAAAGAATTCAGTTGTTGTGGTATGTGTGCCACTATTTGGGCAAGAAAATTTAATGACAAATGGAGCGCTGGTTGGCGGCCTACGCAAGATGAGGTTTCCGAAGAAATGAAGGTTCGGCGGCTACCGAAGCCGTTTATACCTATGAAGTCAAATTAATTTGATTACCGTGCATAATTATTATGCATGGACTTCTCTGAATACAACGCTCTAGGCGAAATACTCCATACAAGCTGGGGAAAATCATCATCTAAAACCGGTTTATTCTCTGTTAAGGGACGCTTTGTAGGTGAAAATCAAGTAAAATTGATTTATACTACGATAATAAATCTTGTCTCTGATAGAGAGCTTGACCTCATGAAGAGGAAATACTCCGAAGAATCTGATGATATTATTAAGCAAGCGGTTACAAATATCAAAAAAGAATATAAAGAGAAGACTGGTAAATCGCTCAAGATGAAGGAAAAAGATTCTCAAGTTACGCTTGAGATCATAAATTCAAACATCTATAACAGAAAAAGAACGGCTTATCTTCGGAGGTTTGTTACTCTGGAGGTGGGTTGATGTCTGACGGGTTCAAAGAAGCGCAAATTAAGGAAATCCTTAAATGCGCCAAGGATCCTGTTTATTTTATAAACACGTATTGCAAAATTCAGCATCCTACTAAGGGAACGCTACCGTTTAAGACTTATCCATTCCAAGACAAGTGCATAAACGATTTTATAAATCACAGATTTAATATTGTTTTGAAAAGTAGACAACTCGGTTTGTCGACTGTTTCTGCTGCATATGTTTTGTGGTTTATTTTGTTTAGCAAAGACAAGAATGTTCTTGTTATCGCGACTAAAATGCCAGTCGCACAGAACTTTATACAAAAAGTCAAATTTGCATTAAGCAATTTGCCAAAATGGCTTGTACTACCACAAATAACTGGCGAAACAAAGCAGTCTATTAGCTTTAGTAATGGCTCACAAGTAAAAGCAGTACCAACGAGTGCTAACTCAGCACGTTCTGAGGCTCTCTCTCTTCTTATTTGCGACGAGGCTGCACACATCGAAGGTTTCGATGAAATTTGGACTGGCCTTTACCCTACTCTTACGGCCGGCGGCCAAGCCATTATTTTGTCGACGCCAAAAGGTGTCGGCGGCCGCTATTACACTTTATATACAGACGCTGAAGCTGGTTTAAATGATTTTAATCCAATCAAGCTTAGTTGGGATGTTCATCCAGAGCATAACCAAGAATGGTTTGAAAAAGAAACAAAGGGTCTTCCTAGAAAAGATATAGCACAAGAGTATCTCTGTAGCTTTATTTCATCTGGTGATACATTTCTGCAAAATGAAGAACTAGATTGGCTGAGATCGATAGCACGCGATCCAATAGCTCGTGAAGGTGCAGATAGATGTGTTTGGGTTTGGCAGCATCCAAAGCCTGGACACAAATATGTTTTATCAGCGGATGTTGCCCGAGGCGATGCTGCAGACTTCTCGACATTCCACATTTTAGATTGCGATACGTCAGAAGTAGTCGTAGAATATAAAGGTAAATTACCGCCAGATAGATTTGCCGTTCTTATAAATGATTATGGGTTGAAATACAATAAAGCGTTAGTGTGTCCCGAAAATAATAGCTTCGGATTCATGGTTTGTACGCGGCTGAAAGACAAGGCTTATCCAAAGCTTTATTATAAAGATATGCGCGGGATTCACTCTAGCTATATAGCAGATCCAGAAGAAGTTGCCGGCATTTCGACTGATAAATCTTCTCGTCCGCAGATGTTATCTAGATTAGAAGAAGCTATAAGAAATAAACAATTGCGTTCATATTCAAGCAGATTAATTAACGAACTTACGACATTTGTGTGGAAAGGCTCTCGTGCACAACCTCTTAAAGGTCAACATGATGATCTTATTATGTCGATAGCTATTAATGCGTGGCTGAACGAATTTGGAATGCCGCAGAGAAGTGACGCGGCATATATGCAAGCAATATTACAAGCAACACAAAGAATATCTCGACCAGTTACGGATTTGCCACATCATAATATGCCGTCCATTTCGGATTATTCTATTTATACTTCACGTGGTGAACGTCCAGCACATTCACACGAAATTCCCAATGATCTTGATTTTGATTGGATACTTAAGTGATATTTAGTTTTAAAGGGTCTTTAAAATGTCAATTAAATTAGATGAAATTCGTAAGGTCATAAGAGAAGAACTTGCTCTTGCTGAAGCGTTGGATCACAAATCTATCAAATCGATTGTTGCGTCTGCTTCTAATTTACTAAAAGCTATTGAATCATTCGAAAAATCTGGTTTGTCTGACGGAATGGTGACGGCCGTTGGTTCAAACCTACAATCTATAAAAGCTAGTTTAGAAGATATGGTTCAAAATCCAGGTTCATACGTTCCGAAACCAGAACCCAAAAAAGTTGTTTTTAAGAAGACCTGAATTGTTGTATGATATAAACGTTGACTAAAATAGTCAAACGGAACTAAAATGGCAAGAAAAGAACCTTTATTTCAGCGGCTTTCCAGACTTTTTCGCGGCGGACCTGTAATCAGACGAAAAGTAAAAGCTGTTGATACTACAACTGTAGCGCAGAATAGAAATAATAGTAGCTTACTGGCTCACATCCAGAAATCCGTATCTCCAGTTTATAATCAAATAACATCTAACGCTTATAACCTTGCAGAGCGTCAGATGAGATACCAAGATTTCACAGAAATGGAGGCGTGTCTTCATGGAGATACGCTTATTGCTGTTCCTGGTGGGTTTAAAAAAATAAAAGATTTAGCAGAAGAATTTGGCCTTGACAAAGAGTTTGTAGTTTATGCATATGATCATAATGCTAAAAAATTAGTACCAGCTCTTGCAAAACAGGC